ACCCTGCCGGTGACGGAAACTGTCACCGTGTCTGTGTCCGACAGCGCGATCGGCGCGCAGCGGATCACCAGCGGCGAGCTGTCGCTCAACAACTTCACGTCGAGCGCGCCCGTCAGCCCGTTTCAGCCGATGGGCTCGCTGATCGAGAGTTCGCCGATCCTGAACGTGATCGGCGGCCAGGAAGCGACTGTGTCGCCCGACGCGCTCGGCGCTGGCGCTTACTTCGCCGAAGTGTCTGGTGTCTCGGGCAGCTCGCCGATCCACATCGCGATCGACGGCACGATCACGGCGGTATCGACGCCTGAACCCTCGACCTGGGCGATGATGCTGCTCGGCGTCGGCTTCATGGCGATGTTCGGATTGCGCAGGAAACAGGCTTTCGGGGGAGTACCGCAATAACCCCGAAGGGAAGGGACCGCGCCGCTTAAGCCCCCCTACACGGCGCGGCCCCGCCATTTCAAACGGAGACATGAACGATGGCTTTCGGTTCTGGACCGCCAGCGACAGCGCGCACCGCGCCGCCGCTCCCTAACCCGGCTTTGGTCGGCGGCATGAGCCCGCCGCAGGGCGCGAGCCCGGCGATCGCTCATCTGCTCGCCGGGCTCGCCGCCGCGCATGGCGCGCCCATGTCTATGACCGCGCATCCGCCGATGCTGGGCGGGCCGCCGCGTCCGCCGATGGGTCCGCCGGGCGGCGGGATGCCGATGGTTCACCCAGGAGCTGCGCCGCTGCCGCAAGGCCCGATGCCAGGCGCAGGCCCCCCAGCGATGCCCATGATGGCTCCGGGCTCGGCTGCGCCGGGGGCGGCTCCTGGCGCTGGCCCGCCCCGCGTTGCGCAGCCGATGCCGCCGCCGCAGCCGGGTGCGCGGGCTCCGTTCCCCGCCAAGAAGCCGCCGATGAAAGGACCGCCGCCTCGGCGTCCCGGCCTGCGCACCGAGCGTGTCTAGGGAGTTCAGGAATGACCCAATCCAGCGGCTACATGTTCACCGCCAAGCTCACGGCGGGGCCGGTCAACAACAACGGCACGATCGCGATCAACACGCCCGACGCCAGCAACCCGGACGTAGACAAAGTCAACTGGGAGGTTGCCGCCAACGGCTATGTCTACGTCAATCCGGCGGTGTTGGTCGCCTTCGGCTCGACCTTCATCAACGTCACCAACCGCACTGGAATTCCGTGGCCGCAGCACAGCGAGGTCGTGCTCGTTTGCCCGTCCCTCGCAAGCGCTGGCGTGGACTTGACGCCTCGGGTCGCGGCGCTTGAAACCCAAGTCGCCAACCACGAAACCCGCATCACCACCAACGCTACGAACATCACGACCAACGCGACGAACATCGCCGGTCACGAAACCCGTATCACGGCGCTCGAAACGGCGGCGGACCCCGGTCTTCTGCCTGCATGAACGAGCTGCGCGCCCTTCTCGAACGCAAGAAAGCGATCTTGCAGGCTCGCGAGAGCCTGATCGCGTTTGCCCGCTACATGACGCCGTCGCTCGACGCCCCCGACGACATGACGCAGTCGAATTACCGCGACGCCAAGCATCACCGTGTCTTGGGCGCGGCGCTCGAAGAGGTCGAAACGGGCAACATCACCCGCCTTATCGTCAACATGCCGCCCAGACACGGCAAGACCAAGCTTGCGACGCATCTGTTCGTGCCCTGGTACGAAGGGAGAAACCCCGAAAGCTCGACGATCGTCGCGACTTATGGCGAGCATTTCTCCTGGGATCACGGTCGAGCCGTTCGCAACATCATGCGCAGCCCGCTCTACGCCCACGTTTTTCCCGAAGTGAGGCTTCAAGTCGGCTCAGCGGCGCAAGGGAGACAGGAAATCGATGGCGGCGGCACGATGTTCTTCCTCGGCAGAGGTTCGGGCATCACCGGGCGCGGCGGCGACGGCATTTTGCTCGATGATCCGATCAAAAACCGCAAGGAAGCCGATAGTATCCAGATACGCGAAGACCTTTGGACTTGGTACACCCAAGTTTTGCAGACACGGTTGATGACGAAGGCGGGCTGGATCGTCATCATCCAGACACGCTGGCACGAAGACGACCTCGTAGGTCGCCTCACCGATCCCAGAAACCCGTGCTTCACCGAACAGGAAGCCAAAAAGTGGCGGATCATCGATTTTCCCGCCATCGCTGGCGACAACGACATCCTCGGGCGTGCGCCGGGCGAGGCGCTTTGGCCTGAACGCTTCGACGACGCTTATCTTCAGAACATAAAAACCACCGATAAGCGCGGTTTTCAGGCGCTCTACCAGGGTTCGCCGTCGCCGGAAGACGGGAGCTTCTTTCGCGACGCCTGGATCAGAACCTACAAGCGGATGAGCGATCTTCCCGACAAGTCGCGCCTGAAATTTTACGGCGCGAGCGATCACGCCGTGTCTACTGCGCAGGGCCGCGACAAAACCTGCCTCTTAATCGTGGGCGTAGACGACGACGAACAGATTTGGATCATGCCGGACATCTTTTGGCAGCAAGCCGACACGCGAACCGTCGTCGAAGCGATGGTCGCCATGATCGAGCGCTACAATCCGCTCTTCTGGTGGGCTGAGAAGGGGCATATTTCGCGCTCGATCGGCCCTTTCCTGCGCAAACGGATGATGGAGAAGCGGGTTTTCTGCTCGATCGACGAAATCGTGCCCAATGGCGACAAAGAGGCCCGCGCCCAGAGCTTTCAGGGCCGCACCGCGATGGGAAAAGTCATTTTTCCCAACTTTCCGCGCTGGTGGGCCGACGCGCACGACCAGATGATGAAATTCCCGCAGGGCGCGCATGACGATTTCGTCGATACGTGCTCGCTCTTTGGTTTGGGGCTCGGCAGGGTTCGAGGAAGCCGAACTAGAAAGCCCGAGAAGCCAAAAAACGAGTTTTTGACGCTTGGCTGGGTCAAAGCCGAGACGAAACGACAAGAGCGCGACGCCGAGCGCGTCAAGTCGCTAGAGGGCTGGTGAAATGCCGCAGGATTTCGGCGCAGGCGAGAGCCCGCTCGACCAATCGATCGAGCAGATGTTCGGCGACGCCCCAAGCTTGCCTGAACCGTTGGTTGAGAAGGCCGCCAAAGAAGACATCATCCGACGCGAGCCCGACGAGAACGAAACCGAGAGCCGCAAGCGCCTGGTTTCGGAATGGGCCGACAAGGTCAAGCACGCGCGCAAATACTGGGAGCCGGTGTTCGACGAGATGCGGCGCGATCAGGATTTCGCCAGCGGTCGGCAATGGTCGAAGGATTGGAAAGACGAGCGCTATGTCGCCAACCTGACACTGCGCATTATCTCGCAGCGGGTGGCGTTTTTCTACGCCAAAAACCCCCGCTTCGTTGCCCGCCGCCGTGAGCGAATTCTCAACACTGTGTGGGACGGCCAGCAATCGACGCTGGTGGCTCTCCAACAGGCGGCGCAGGAAATGATGCAGAGCGTCGCTACAGGGGGCATGGACCCTGTTCAGGCCCAGCAACAGGCGATGCAGGGCGCTCCCATTTTGCAGGACGCGGCGCGGGTCAAGCAGGAGCTGCAAACTCTCGACAAGATCGCCAAGACGCTTGAGCTGCTGTTCACCCACGATCTCCTGAACCAGCCGCAATCGTTCAAGACGATGATGAAGATGGTTGTACGCCGTGCGTGTACAACTGGCGTCGCGTTCGTCAAGCTGGGGTTCGAGAGAGTGATGGAAAAGCGCCCGGAGATCGAGGCGCGGATCGCAGACATCAACAACCGGCTCGCCACCATTGGCAGGATCAGCGCAGACATCCATGACGAGGAAGTGAGCGACGACGACCCGACAATCGAACAACTGCGCCTGAACCTCGTCGATCTCAAGAAACAGGTCCAATACATCGTGCGCGAGGGGCTGGCGCTCGATTACCCGATGTCTACGGCGATCATCCCCGACCCGAAGTGCATCAACCTGCAAGAGTTCCTGGGGGCCGATTGGGCCGCGCAGGAATACGTGATCTCGCCCAACGAAGTGAAAGAGATTTACGACATCGACGTTGGCAAGGATTTCACCGCTTACCACACCGACAACACCATGTCGGCGACGGTCACTTCGCGCGGCGGCTTGATCGTGGTCGAGAACCGCCCCGAGCGCAACACCGGAGACAACGACGGGCCGGACGCGAAGAAGTGCTGTGTCTGGGAAATCTGGAACAAGAAAGACGGCATGGTCTACGTGATCTGCGACGGCTATCCCGATTTCTTGCGCGAGCCTGCGTCGAGCGAAGTCTACACAGACAGGTTTTGGCCCTGGTTCGTGCTGACGCTCAACGCCATCGACCACGAGAACTGCATCTATCCGCCGTCCGACGTGAAGCTGATCCGCGACATGCAGATGGATTTCAACCGCTCGCGCCAGGGTCTGCGCGAGCACCGCCGCGCCGCTCGGCCCAAGACCGTCGTCGCGGGCGGCATGGTGGACGAGGAAGACCTGAACAAGCTCTCGGATCACCCCGACAACGCGGTGATCGAGCTGAACGGTTTGCAGCCCGGCCAGAAAGTCGAGGACTTGTTGCAGTCGTTCAAGGGGCCGCCGATCGACCCGGCGCTGTACGATGTCGAAGGTTCCTACCAGGACATGCTGCGCGTCACCGGGGTTCAGGAAGCCAACCTCGGGCCGACCCAGGGGGGAAAGGTGACGGCGACCCAGACCAACGTCGCCGAAGCGTCGCGCTCGACCGCGATGGGCTCGAACATCGACGACATCGATGATTTGCTCACTGGGCTCGCCAAGACCGGGTCGCAGATGCTGCTCAACGAAGTGTCTGTAGACACGGTCAAGCGGGTCGTCGGCGAAGGGGCCGCCTGGCCGGAGATGACCAAGCAACAGATCGCCGATCAGCTCTGGCTCGAAGTCGAGGCGGGTTCGACCGGAAGGCCGAACCAGGCGCAGGAGATCGCCAACGCCGAGCGTGTCTACCCGTTGCTGATGCAAATTCCGGGGATCAATCCCGAGTTCCTGGCGCGCGAGCTTTTGCGCCGCCTGGACGATCGTCTCGATCTCGACGAGGCGTTCATGTCGATGCTGCCGAGCGTGATCGCGATGAACGGCATGGCCCAGCGGTTGGCGGCGGGGC